GTTGATCAGCGAGCAGCCCAGATAATCCTCGACCATCTCGCGCGCCTCGGTGATCGCGTCCACGGCCAGGCTGTCTTCTGCGTCGTCGCTGATCCTGGCTTGCAGCTTCACGTCATGGAGCGTGACAGGCTCCAGGGCGGGCGCAGTGACAACCACGTTGGCGCGGTGCTGGAAGCGGTCTTCTGGCGGGTTCAGGCTCATGCCAAATCATCCTCGATGATGACGAGGTTGTATCCGCTCGTCGGGAATGTGCCGACCGTCGCGTCGGAATAGGTCACTTCCCATTCGTAATTGTACGCGCCCACAGTCGCAGTGTCGCCGGCCTGCCATGTGTATTTGACGATCCCGCTGGTCGCCGTGACGATGGCGCCCGCTGCGTCAATCGATTCCTCGCCAGTGCGCCGGTCGAACATGTGGAAGCGGATCGTCGCCCCGGTCACGTCCACCGCGTTCCCGTCAGCGTCGGTCAGCGTGTTTTGGATGATCGGGCTGGTGTCGCCCTGCTTGACCGTGACAGTCGTCATTTGCCGGCCTTCGTTTCGCGAGGACGCCGCGCCTTGTTCTCTGGCGCCGGTCCCTTCTTCACCATGCGTGATGCAGCCTTGTCGGCCAGCGCCCATTCGGCAATCTGCCCGGTGACGATCTCCCCAAAGGGGATCGTCTCGATGGTTGATCCGCGCGGCGCGCAGCGATAGCCGTCCTTCGCCGTGATCTTCGCCGTGACAGTCATCGCGATCTCCTTAGCCTACATTCCCGCCGAGCCACTCATGGCCAGGAACGTCCCATTCGGCAATCTTGGCCTGCAAATCAGCATAGCGGAACAGCCGAACGCCGTCCAATTCGTAATAGCTGACCCCGCTATCCGTACCGGGCGCACCGTTGTTCTTAACGTAGCGGGAGAACTTGGAATGCGCCCACTGCTCCGCAGCGTCGGGGTTGGCCTCGTCAGGGACCAGAACGTCATCGCCAAAGAAGCTGCTATGGATGCGGCAGAGAGCCACGAAGCCGGGCAGGAATGTCGGCGGGGTGATCTCGGCCCCCTCTCCATCGTAAGTCCCCTTGGCCGTCATCAGCTTGCCCGAGCCAGCCCACCACGAATACTCGAAGCCCTCGCGCGTGGTGTATCCCCCGTCGCCGCCACTGACCATCATATTGTTGGTGATGGCGAAGGTGTGGAAGGTGGCCTTGTCGTTGGCCCATAGCACTAGGTCAATCATGCTGGTTGTCTTTCAGCAGCGACAAGGATCAGGGGGATCGCCAGCCACCTCATGACGTGGCCTCCTCTATGCCAGCGTCGCCCAGGTCGGCGTCCCACATGAGGAACTGTTCGATGGTTCCCATGAAATCGTAACCAAGATCAAGATCGGTTGCGGACAGATCGGGAAGGCTGGTGGGTGTCGTGTCTTCCGTCGCGGCTGTGCCATCCTTGGCGACGTTGATTGCGCCTGCCGTGTTACGCGACGCGATGTTGAACGCTACATTTATGCCAGGGCTGTACTCGGCTCCGGCGACGACCGTATCAAGCGGCGCGGTCGCCGCCTTCTGGTTGGCGTTCACCTCACCCGTAGCCGCCGCATCAGTGTCCAGATCAAGAGAGAGGTAATTGCTCCCGTCGGCGCGCCACCGCATCCACGTCTGCTGCGCCCCTGCGCCCTCATCCGCATAAGTCGTCGTCCCCTTCATCGCGATGCTCATGTTCGTCGCGTCGTAGGGCAGATTAGCAGCAGGGACCGTGAGGGTCTCAGCAGCGCGGGTGACGGTGGAACCGCTGGTGGGAATCGGCGAGGATATCTTGCCGGAGGTCTGCTCAAGCTGGTTGATCTGTACAGCGATCTCATCGCCGCTCGTCACGATGCGGAACCCGATCTGAGGGTTCGTCACAGTCTGCGCGTCGGTGCAAACTTGCGTATATACGCTGGTGTTGATGTCGCTGGTGACCGCGTCCCACGTCGTGCCACCATCGACCGTCACCTCGATAACCCCGGTCCCGGTCACGCGCTTGACCAGCGCGCCGAATACGTGCGGATTAGAGGCGGCGGTAACAGTCAACAGGACGGTGCTGTTGGCCCCGGTCGCGGTCAGGCGGTTGGCGCTGTTCGCGATTCCGTCCGCGCCTGTCTGATCCTTTGTGACGGTTAGCGTGGACGTGGTCCAGCCACTCATGTCATCGGAGGAAGCGACAAGGTTCGTCCGCGCCTCGCTCTCCAGAAAGATGCCTTTGTTCGCCCACGTCGAGCCGTTGTAGATGTGGTGGCCGCGGCGCGGGAGGTGGACGGCGGCGGAGGTCGTCGGGACGTAGGAACTCAAGGCAGCCAACGTGCGGGCGTCAGAAGGCACGTTAACCATGCCGCCGAGGTCATTGCGGAGGCAGTGCATGTTGACGACGTAAATGCCATCGGTCCCGTTTGCGGTGCTTGTCGTCGATGCATCGCCGTCAACCGGCGACAGACAGGTATACTGATTGAACCCAGTGCTGACCTCCGCCGTGCAGAGATACCAGCCGTCCCCGAGGTCGGTCATCGTGCCGGTCCAGTTGGCCGTCTCTGTACCCTGGACCCCTGTGGATAGGTTGAACCAGACGCCGCCGCCAGTCGTGTCTTCCTGAAGGATGCAGAGCCAGTCCTTACCCGCAGCCTTCGCGACGACAGAATGTTTCTTTTTGACAGCGGGGAGGCTCCCCTGATAAATACATACATCGGTTTGTGTCGATGTAGGATAAATCAAATCAGCGGACGCGCCGTCAGGCCCAGTTGCTTGATCCACCACAACAGTGACGAGGTACTTCGGCCAGCTATTTGCGTCGTCTGAGTATGGGATCAGATTATGCGGCGCCCACGTCAGCGCCCCGTCGCTGTCCACCATCGTCCTGAGGGACGCCCCCGTATGCGTGAACAGCCCGTCAAACGTGGTCGCGGACCCCGCCTTGCGGTAGTACTCCGTGGCCCCGTCGAAGTCGGCCACGAGTTTGGGGCTGGAGCCAGCGACGGCGTAGGCGTCAGCGTCAGCGTCCGCCCCTTGCGTAAAGGGCGTCCGCATTCCGAAGATCGGAGATTCAAGGCCGCGCATCAGCCATGCCCGACGCTAACGGTCGCCACCCCATCGCAGTATGCATAGACGCGGACAGCGGCAATGCCGGGGAACATGTCCGACAGGCTCTTGTTAAGTTCGCCCTGGCCCGACCAGTAGACAATCGCCCCGGTCGTATCAGTGGGCGCCACTGCGCCGGTCGTCCCCTTGATGTAGACCGCATCATTCGCGCGGACCTGAAACGTGATCGAGGTCACGTCCGCATCAGTAACCTGCGTCCACGTCTGCGCCGGAACGCTGATGTCTGTCTGCTGGGCCATTACGCGCTCCTGCCAACGATTGCGATCTGGTAGGTGTTCGACGCCCCCGCCGAATTGGTGATGCGGAGAATGTCGCCGGTCCCCGCGGTGACGGTGCCGATGCCAGCCGCGTCAGGCGACATCAACATGAACATGCCGCCGGGCTTGATCGGGCCGACAGTCGGGGTCGTGCCGCCGAGGAAGCCGACGAAGGGGTTGGAGCCGCCGCCGATGGTCAGGTCGGTCGTGTTGGCGGTCCCGTCCTTCTGCTTGTTGATGATGAGGATGCCAACCAGCTCGGCGAAGGTCAGCGTCGTGCCGAACACGTCGGACAGGACGCCCGCCAGGTCGATGTCGTCATCGGTCGCAGTGGCCACGGTCCGCTCGGCGACATAGAGCAGGTCGGCGTTGCCCGCCCCGGTCCCGTCGGTCAGCTTCTGCGAGAACGCCACGTCATCAGACAGGCGGTCGGCGAAGGCGTTGGCCCCGCTCTGAATCATGTTCAGGTTGGCGGTGAATGTCGCTTGCAGGGTCATGCGTCAGTCCTTTCTGATGGTCTCTGAAAGACAGCCGGGCAGAAAGGAGGAACCGCCCGGCTGTCCTCAGAACTCACCGCTAGGTCCGGGCCACGGCGGTTCCGATCAGGGTGGGCGGCGCGGTGTGCGGGTCCTCGAGGATCGCGTACACGCTCAGGTCCGCGTCGGTGCCGGTGGTGCCGACCGCCGAGACGCCAACATAGCGATCCGTCCCGAGGTAGCCGAAGCTGCCCAGCACGGTGTTGTCGTCGCCATCGGTGACTTCCGTCAGCGTCAGCGTGTCGTTGACCGCATCAGCCGCCACAACAGAGGCCGCAGCCGCCGCCGTGGTGTCCGCCGAGTCCTGGAAGGTCACGGTGTAGCCGCTCGCCGTGCCGGCGTCGGTGATCGTGTTCGAGACCACAACCAGCGTCACCTTGTTGAAGCCCTTCACGTCCGCATAGCTGGAGACCGCCGGGGTCGTGCCGGAAAGAGCGAGGTTCCCGAGGTGAACCACCTGCTTTCCATTCAGTCCATCACAAAGCATATCTCATGCTCCTTGTGTTGAGCGGGAGGGCCGAAGCCCCCCCGGCAGATGGTTACGCCTTGAAGTTGATGACCTTCAGGGCTTCGTAGTCGATCACGTCGCCGCCAACCCGCTTCGTGCTGTAAAAATGCACGTAGGGCTTGTTGGAATACGGATCGCGCAGGGTGCGGATGCCGACCCGATCAACGATCTGGTAGGCCGCCCGCATGTCGCCGACAGCGATGGACAGCGAACCCGTCGCTGGGTCAGGCATGTCCTCGAACGAGGCGACCGGATAGCCGAGCAGGGTGGCCGGCTGACCAGCCGCGATGCCCGGCGTCCAGATGTAGGCGCCGTCGCTGTCCTTCAGCTTGCGCGTCAACGCCGCCGTGGCTCGGTTCATGAACCAGACCGCGTTGGCCCGGTAGACCGACTTGAGGCCATAGAGCGCGGTTATCAGCACATCGCCGCCAGCCGGAGCCGCTGCGAAGCCCCCGTTGACGCCGGTGTCGAACTGCTCGATGGCGCCCTGCTCGTAGGTGCCGGCAGAAGCCCAGTCGGCGTAATCCAGGAAGCCGCGAGGCTTGCCGACGCCGGTGCCGGTGCAGAACGCCGCATTCTCCGCGCGGGCAAACTTGTCGGCCACCTTGTCGGCGAGCCAGCTTTCGACGTTGACCATCCCGTCATCCAGGATGCCCTGCGTCGCCGCCGGGTTAGCGTACATTTCGTGAACCGGGATGCTCCACTTGCCGAGCGTCGGCGTGTCGGTCTCGGACCGGGCGCCCTTCTCGCTGACCCAGCCATAGGCCGCTTCGTCATTGTCGTGGATGCCCTCCAGCGAGGACGTGGAGATCGCCTGAATGGAGGCATAGGCCCGCATCGGGGAGGTCTCGTAGACACGCTGAACGGTGCGGCCCGACATGTCCGGGGTCACGACGTAGCCGCCGTCCGGGTTGGTGCCGGCGGACAGGGACTTCATCTCGTTCAGATGACGGACCTCGCCCGGCTCCAGAACCTCGGTGCCGGCGCGGACCCACTTGACGAACACGTCACGATAGCTGTCCATCTGATCCGGGGTCCACTCGCCGCCGCGCCCGCCCGCCTCGAAGCGATGCCAGTCGGCAGCCTTCTTGGTCAGGTCGATCTGCTGGCCGTCGGCGGTCTGTTCGAACCGGGACAGGCCGCGCAGCTTCAGCTCAAACGCGTCAAGCACTTGCTGCTGCTTGGTCATGTCGGCGTTGATCTTCTCGACCACCTCGACAGTGATGGGATCTTCGCCGCGCGTCTCAAGCTGCTTCAGGCGCTCGTCGTTCTTGGTCTTGAATTCCTCGAAGCCGCCCTGAAGGCCTTCCATCGCCTTCGCGACATCCACGAGGGTGGGGTCATGTTCGCTCATCGGATGATCTCCGTTGCGTGGTTGATGTTTGCAAGAAGCCTCGCGACCACTGCGTCATCCGCGCTTCTACCCTCTCGGCAGTCCCGCAGACCTGTGAAACCACGAGCCGCGATGGCCTTGGCTTCGGCACGAGAAAACCCTGCATCCCGCAGGGCAGTCTCAAACTCTCTGATCGTGTCCGACTTCGCAGCCGTGACATTCGCTTTCGGATTGCTGGGGAACGTCACCGCGGAGATTTCCCAGAGATCAACCTCGGTCAGCCGGCGCACCGATCCATTCGCCTCCGGCTCCGCGCTGATGGTGCGGAACCCGATGGACAGGCCGGAGATTGCCCCCGCCTTGTACAGCGCCATCGCCTCGGCACCGCGCCGCACGTCCTTCAGGACGCGCCCCTTCACGCGCAGGCCGTGTTCGTCCTCGGCCAGTTCGTCCCATATACCAATCGGCTCGTTGGGGTCATGCTGCCAGAGCATCTTCGGCTTACGAACACTGAGGCTCTTGGCGAACGCGCCCGGCGCGATGATGTCGGAATCGCTGTCCACATTCCCGAAGACTGCGCCATACCCCTCGAAGGTGCCGTCTTGATCCGGCTCCTTCTTCAGGTCCAGGTCCATCTTGAAAGTGAGTGTTTCCATTTCGCCCGCTGCCGCCACTGCGATTACGGGTGCATCCTAACCGCATTTTCCCCCGAGGAAAAGAATTTTCCTGCGAGGCAACTATCCGGCGGTCAGTCCTTGACGATATGGGAGATGCTGCAACGGCAATTAATGATGTTGCCCGCGCTGCCATTCGGGTCGCCGGGATACATCAGCCGCTCGCCGCCCACATCGAATGGCTCATCAAGTTCGCGGACCTGCTCATCAATAGAACTGTGCGACGTGCGGGTGCGGTCATCCTCAACCGCCACCCACTCCTTCTGGAGGTCCAGCCCGGTCTCCTTCGCCGCGCCATGCGCTCCGTAGTTGGCCGCGCCATGCACCTCGGTGCGGGCGATCAGCAGCCCCCGCGTCTTGCTGATCCTGGGGACCGCCCTTGCAATCGCCTCTGCAATGGCCGGGAAGCTGTCCGCGTCCTGCCGCGTCCTGTTGATCGCGGTCACGATGTCCTCGCGCGTCGTCTCCGACACCTTGGTAATGCGCCGGCGGATCATCTCCAGCGAGATGTATTCCTCCGACAGCCGCAGGAAGTAGTCGAGGAAGTCCTTGCGCTCCAGATCACGCCCCATCGCCTTGCCCTGGCCGAGGATGCGCGAGCCAAACGCCTGCACGGTGAATGCCACCATGTCGCGATAGATCGTCAGCAGCCGTTGCTCATGGCCTTCAGGGATGGACGGGATGGCGCCAGACCGCGCGTAGCTGGCGAGCATCGCCACAGACGCCGCGCGGATCTCCGCCGTGAACTTGCGGCCATACCTGCGCTCGATGATCAGCATCAGGCGGGACTGCCGCCTCGCCTCCCGATGGCGATCAGCGTCAAGGAGTCGTCTTGCCATAGACCACCCGCATGACCTGCTTTACCTCATCGTCGATCTCAGCGTCAGTCATCGGGTCTTCGCCCTCGCCGGAGCCGGTGTCGTCGCCAAGATCAAGCGACACCTCGGACAGCGAGATCTGTCCGGAGTTGATCAGCACCACGTCGCCTTGCCCATCGGGCCGAGGCTCGTAGCCTTTCAACTCGCGCTTCTCATCCACGGTCAACTCGTTTGACAAGTTGGCCATAGCCCAGAATTGGGCGCGCTTCTCGGCAATGGCGGGGATCGCGTCGAGGTTCGGGCGCAGTTCGACGCCGTCGTAGTAGTAGGCGAGCCAGCGGTTCATGGCGTCGGTGAACATCGACACCAGCGGGATCACGGTGTCCTCCCAGAAGGCCAGCCGCGCTTCCTGGTAGTTGCTATAGGTGTTGTCGCCGGGGATGCCGAGAAGCTGCGGGGGAACGCCGAGCGTCACGCAAATCTCCCGAGCCGCCGCCGCCTTGGTATCGACCACGCCCATGTCGGATGGGGAGAACGCCAGCGACTGCCAGTTCATCCCGCCCTCCAGCAGCATCGGGCGCCCCGCGTTGGCCGCGCCGGAATGGTGCTTCTCAATCGCTGCGGTCAGGCGCGCGTACTGATCGTCCGTCAGGTTCTTGTCCGCGTCGGTCGCCAGGATGCCCGAAGACACCGCGCCATTCTGGAGCAGCCCCATGATCCACTTCGACGCCTCGTTGTGCTGGTCGATGGCGTAGGCGGCGGGCCGGACGGGAGACATGCCGATCCAGTCGTCAAGCGGGTTGAACTCCCGCAGGTGCAGGATCTCGCTGCGGCCATCTTCCTCGACCATGAACGTGATGTCGCGCTGGTTCAGGCTGTAAACGAACTTCTCAGCGTGGCCATAGGGACCGGCGTGGACCGTCACCCGGTCGGGGCGCAGCGCATAGAGTTCCTTGGGAACGCCGCCTGCAATCGCCCCCTCGATATAGCAGTTCCCGTCCAGCTTGAGATAACCGACTGCGGCCATCGCAAACTCGAACCACCCCTGCCGCGGATTCGGGCGCTTGAGCAAGTCCAGCACCGGATGCGCGTCCAGTTCCGTCTCGCCCTTCCACGCCTCGAAGTCGATTGTTGCAAACGCCTCGCCGAT